CCTTATGGCTTTATTTGTGGTGGTGTGAGGAGACCACGTTGTGACACAACAAATAGCCTCGTTGCCCTGGTATTACGAGCGTCGGTAAGGTTAGCATCTTGCTGCCAGGGATCGGTAGGTGCATATACGTCAAGTGATGTGTGTACCTTTAATAGGGGGCGGCATAAGGCCGCCACTGTAGCACGCGTAGCGCGGTCTAACGAACCGTTGTTGGAGGGGCGTGTTACCACCGGCTTGCCGGATGGCTGGTCATTCTCCAGGTGTTCCCCTCCACTCCATGACAGGAACCCCTAACACTACTACTTCCAATGGTCACAACTAGAGCAAATTCCGAGTTTCTTCCAGTTACCAGGCTTAGTCAACCTGATGACCAACCCTACTGGACCTTTTGGGATAGATGGAAGAGTAGTTTCGCCGAGTTCTGGAGCACAAGCACCATAACTCGCATGTGTTGTTGTGTAGACCCAGAGGTCCATCTGGATGCGCAACTTCGGAGAAGGCAGCATAACGCCGTACGTGAGTCCCTACTGTATACTCTGGATTACAGGGGGGACACATCCATCATCACTGCAACAATGAATGACCTGTTGGATGAAGGGCACGTAATGCTGCAGGACGCCGCGCCCACACCCGCGCGATCTCCACCCACAATCAACCCCGCCACACTCGGGCCCACGTTCACGACACTTACTGTGTATGAGCCAGCAACGCATCATGCTTGGTCTCAGCCACAATTGGCGCCACCATTGAACCACACGAGGCGCAACTTGACTCCAGTGAAGTTTGTGCCAAGGTTCACCGCAGCTGTAATAGTGGAGCTACGCTCTCGCTTGGGCCAGCTGCCGGAGTCCATACCTGGTAATGCACTCATAGTTGAACGTGAAGCACTACGCTTGATGCGCAAATACTCCGTGCGGGAGGTCGATGCCGTTACACACCTGCCGTCCATCATCAGCTGCTATTTCCGCGAGGATTTGCACTATAGAGTTGAGACGTCCGTGAGCAGGATGAGTAAATTTCAACGTTGGTTGGTTGGGGAGGCCCAGCCTAAACCATCGTTCACGCCCCTCGCGTAGGGGCGCCCTGTTCGGTTGGCCGGACACGACACCGTGATGGTCGGTAGAGACCTCTCGCGGTGCCGTGGGATGCTCCGGTTGTATCCGAACGGGCAGGCAGCCAAAGCGCGCAAGTTTGTTGTAGTGCGCGACTTGGGACCAACACACCACCTCGGGGTGTACAACAACAATATCCGTACGGTGGGTCGGGCTTTCGAGGAGAGGTACTTCCTATGTGATGTGGGAGGTACCTTTGAGCCCGCCCTACACGTGCGGCCTCGTGCTTACCAGAGGAACATGCAGCTTCAACGGTTCAAGGAATCGCTGGTTCATGCATGCGCTAATGCCCCAGTAGTGCCTCTTCGGCGTGTCGTCGAAGCGTACACTGGCTCAAAACGGCGTGTGTATGAGGATGCTTACGCATCTCTCCAGAAAGACCCGATAACCCAGTTCGACGCAGCGTTGCACTCCTTTGTCAAGTACGAGAAACAAGATCTGCGCAAAGCGCCGCGGGTCATTAATCCCCGTAGTCCTAGATACAACCTCACATTGGGCAAGTATATTAAGTTTTTAGAGAAGAGGGTGTACAGGGCAATAAACGGTGCGTTCGGGGCGCACACATCACACACGGTGATTAAGGGGCTGAATGTTATGGAGTCTGGTGCAGTAGTAGCCGCCAAATGGGCACGATTCTGTACACCCGTAGCAGTGGGTTTGGATGCTAAGAAGTTCGACATGCATACATCCATACCTGCTCTGCGGTACGAGCATTCAGTGTACACGGGCATATTCCCTCAGTCCAGAGAGTTAGCACAACTACTGAGGTGGCAGGAGAAGAATAAGGGCAATGCGTATTGTGAGGATGGTGTAGTCAAATTCAGCATGGAGGGCACAAGATCGTCTGGAGACCTTAACACGTCACTAGGCAACTGTATCATCATGTGTGGGTTAGTGTATGCATACTCTAAGCAACGCGGGGTCAACGTCGAGCTGTGCAACAATGGTGACGACTGTGTTGTCATCATGGAGGCAGTTGACCTAGCCAAATTCCTGCACAATGCGTCAGAGTGGTTCACCATCTATGGGTACCGCATGACCATTGAAGAGCCAGTGTACGAGTTGGAACACATAGAATTTTGCCAGTCCAAAGTGGTGCGCGTTGGTGACACGCCCGTAATGGTAAGAAATCTGACCAACTCAATCACCAAGGACCCAATGTGCCTGGTGCCAGTGCAAACACCTACGGTGTTGCAAATGTGGTATCGAGCCGTAGGGGACTGTGGATTGTCCATATCCAGCGGTGTGCCTGTTCTGCAGGCGTACTATGCGCTGTTTCAGCGCCATGGTAAGGACTACAGCGACGGGTTCATGAAGCATGTCAATAAGAACACGTCGCATCTAACACGTATGAAGGGATTGGACAAGCTGAGTGTGTGTGCGGAAATTGATCCGCGCACAAGGTGTAGCTTCTATTATGCTTTCGGGATTTTACCAGAGTTACAGATGCAGATTGAACAGGTGTATTCCCATATGGTGTTGTCAACCAATGTTGAAGAGTTGTTGCATGAGGGTTTGGCGTACGATAAGTACGACAATAACCCGCCGTGTGTGGTGCAGTACATGTTTTAGGAGCCGGCCCTGAAATATTCGCAACAGTCAATCACGATATTTCGCAACAATTTTTGTGGTCCATACTGGTCTGACGGGAAATTCCAGCAGTCAGTATCCGACCCGCAACTACCATCAGCAAACGAGTTCGACGAAACCTGTAGAGTTCACGACATTGCAATCGCAAAGTCCAAAACGAACGCAGATCTTAGACGAGCAGACAAAGTATTTTACGAGCAGAACATCAACAAGGGCAAGTTACGTAGTGCAGCGGCAATCCTTGTTAAACACATCAACCCAATCATGACCAACAAACAACAACCGAAGAAAGGAAATTTGCGTGGCGCGCAGCAGAAGAACAGCGTGCCAACGATGGCACGAAACGACTCTGTGCGTGCCGCACCAGTGGCACTGGCCACGCGCAGGAATGGGACGGCTGCACGCATGACCACCACTAACACTGGTGTGACTGTCACGCACCGCTCTTTCCTCATGCCTGTGACCAACACACTGAATTACACAGCATTTTCTGTTCCGTGCAACCCCGGTATGGCAGGGTCTTTTCCCTGGTTGTGCAAACTTGCGCGGCGCTATGAGGAGTACCGTTTTAAGAAGCTGCGTTACGAGTTCCGCAGCGTCACCGCGTCGTCCCAATCAGGCGTCGTGATGATGAGCTTTGATTTTGACGCTGCGGATTCAGCGCCATCGACAAAAGCAGAACAGGCGCAAACGGTTCCCAATACGGAAACCAATGTGTGGATGAACAATGACCTAGTGGTTACCCCAGACCCCAAGTGGCAGTATGTGCGTAGTGGGTTCTTGAGTTCCAACCTGGATATCAAGACGTACGACATGGGCAACTTGTGGCTCTCCACCGCTTACGGCAACAATGTTGTGGGCGGGGAGCTGTACGTGGAGTACACGGTTGAGTTGCGGAAGCCAACAGATGGGCCAGAAACGTGTGGCACGTGGACTGCAGACACTGGTGCGTTCAGCGCACCAGTAAACCAGACCAATGTAGTGTCAACAGGCGCTTCTTTCCCCTTCCGTCGGATCGACAACAACAACTTTGAGGTCGTCAGTGGTGGCGAGTATATAATGGTCTGCCGTGCTTCTGGCACTGGCCTCACAGCCGTAATAGCCACCCCAACAATTGCGTCAAGTGGTACAACCGCACTAGTCAGTTCGATACAGACATGTGTCGGTGGCTCGTCGACCATCAACGTTCTGCGGCTCAGAGTGGACACAGGAGACGTGATCTACTTCGCAAATGCGGGCACAGGAACGACCATTAACGCCACACGGTACTGGGTGGCACCGGTTGATTACACGTCCATAGTTTAATACGTGTTAGTAGAGGGCGCGAAAAGTAGCGTAACATGTACGCCGCCCTCACGAAAGCTCAGAGGCACCAGCGGGCCAGCCGTTGGCGGCGCCAAAAGTAGTGTGATATGCACACCGCCGTCTCGAATGCTCAGACAGGACAGCAAAGATGCAAAATTCCCCGCATCTCCTGAAGACAGTGGGGTGGCCCCAGCCATGCTGGTGCCGGCAGGTGGAGCCATACGATGACCTTAGGGATCGCGGACAAATGCCACACACAGATTGTTCACTGTGTGTGGGTGACTCTACCGCGTGTTGTGAACAGTGGGACTACCACCGGCACCTACCGGGCACCACTATCCGAAGTGGTGTAAACCTTGTCTGCGTAAGCACACTGGCATCCAGTGAGGAGGATAGCAACCAAATCTCGAAAGAGTGGGG